ACAATACCGACGCCTTGCGCCATGGTCTTTTACTCCTGCACCTGAAGAATATTGGCGTCGATGATCAGCGCACCGATCGGCCGGATCGGCAGGACCGAGTTCACGCGATTGCGGTCTGTGGCATCGATCGCGAAGGACGCCGAGGATGCGAGCGTATCCACATCCTCGATCCAGCCCTGAACCTCGTAGAGCTTGCAACACGCGCTCCAGGCACCGAGCAGGGTCCGGGGTGTCACGACATTTGCGGCTCTGGATGTGACGGCATTATCCGGAGCCAGTTTGGCGCGCGGATAGGTCGTGACGATATAGTCATTGAAATCATAGCGGATGCGACTTGCGATCGCAGGCGTCATGATGTCCTGGGGCCTGCCGACAGCAACACCTGATGCCGTAATCTGATAGGTAGTAACGACACGCTCGAGCGCGATCGTGCCGTCATTTCCTATCGTGAAGGTGCTGACGCCCGATCCCAGCAGCACATTGCGTTGCGCATCGAGGAAGATATCGAGCCCCTGGGGGCCCATGCCGCTGACAGCATCCAGCGTCAGACCACGCAGCTGTATCGAGGGGTCTGTGTTGAGCGACAGGCAGCACTGCCCGGCGAAAGCACCTACGATCGCAGCCTGCGGCCACATCGGATTCTGCGCGCCGATAACATTGAGCAGCATCGAATTGAGATTGGCGGTTACGGCGAGCAGCTGGGCGTAGCTTCCGCGCAGGGCGGCGTAGACACGGGCATCCTGCTTGACCATGGCCCCGTAGCGGCGCTGCGCCTCGGTTGCCAACGTCTGCAGATTGGGCGTGTCATAGAGAAGGGTTACGATGTCCGTATACCAGATCGTCGAAACCAGACTAAGAGCGGACGAAATGGCCGGGGCACCCGCGCCACCAGAGGCGGCCGCGATATCGACCGTGGCGCCTGCGACGGCATCGCTAGCGTAGGGCGAGTCACGGACGTCGATATCGTTACCAAACTGGCTGGCTTCGACGGCCGTCAGCGTTACGCTTCCCGCAACCGGGGTCTTGCCGTCCGAACCAAGTGTCGCTGACGCGGCGATGCCGGTATTGGCTAGCGCCTGGGAACTACTCCCGTTTCCGTAGGCAGCGAGGAAACTGGTCGCCATGACAGCGGGCGTATCACCAGCTGAAACCCCAAATGTCACGCGCTGGCCGCCGATATAAAGCGCGCGCGTTCCCGATGCAGTGGCAGGACCATTAAAGGCGACTGTCGCCGTCGCTTGCTTGGAACCAGCTCCAGGTGGCAGGGCCAGCACATCCATGGGAACGCCTGGGCAGGCTTTCTCGAAAGCAGCGATCGCGATCGAAGCAGACGATCCAACGCCCATCAGAGCCTGCACCGAAGCCGACGAGACGTTCTGGTAAAGCGCGCTCTGAGCCGCCGCCTCCATGATGGCGATGAACAGCACCCGCACCGGCATATCGAATACCGTATTGGCCGGGACAAACTGCACCTCGGTCAAGGCGCTTGGGACGTTCCAGGCACCCGGGATCTGCATGAACTCGCTCACTTGCCGGATTCCTTGTTACTGGCGGCCGGAGCGGTCGCGGTAGGTGTGGTGGATGGCGTTGTCGCGGCCGGGGGTTCGCTGGCTGGCTTGGTCGCGTCCGGTTTGACCTCAACGACGTCACCGGCAGCGATCAGACGCGCCCAGAACGGATCGTGGGGATTGACGCTGAACTGCGCAGGCACCTTGTTGCCGCGCGTGTCCTTGACGATCCGGTCAGGGGCGGTGGTGACATTCACGAGGCTCATTGATCCCTCACGGATAGGGTGTTGGTGCCGAAGTCGTCCTGGTCGCAGATCAGCTGCTCCTGCAGGCGCAGGAAATCATTCAGCGTGGCGGTGACGGCATCGAGGTCGAGGGCGACATTGGGGATCGTGATGTCGAGCACCGTGGTCGCCTTTCCGTCCTTGTTCCATTCGGCCAGTTCGGTGCTGCTCACATGGGTGACGCGGCAAGTGCCGACATCGTCGATCTCGAAGTTATTCAGAGCGCCGATCGCGTATTCCTGGAGGCCCAACAAGCCCGGCTTGTAAGCCCCGGAACCAATCTGCGCGCCCAGATAGCGATCCCCATGCTTGGTAAATTCCACCATAATGATCAGGGGGAAGACGAGCGTCCCTCGAAATGTCGCGCCGTTATCCGGGTTGGGTGCCCAGTGCGACCAGCCGAGACCTATCATGGGTGCCTTGCGTGTGATGTTGTCCCAGATAGCTGGCGACACTTTGGCGGGGATGATCTCGTGAGAGAACAACTGTGGGTTAAAATAGCCCTCTAGCCTCGCCTGGATGGCCCGAAAGGCTATGCCCGTCACACCACCTGAGATGATCGTCTGAAGCGCCTGAACTTCCGTGTCGTCTGGCTCGCCATTCATCACCAGCATCGTACGCCCCTCTCGCGTCCCTGGAACTCGGCCCAGTTCGGACTGGTATTAGGCAGTAGTTCGCCATCCAGCGTGACCGAGCCGTCCTGGACCTTGCGCAGCCACGACAACGCAGCCTGATAGGCGTCCTTGACCTTTTCAGCACTCGTCGTGCCGCCTGTCTGGCAAAGCAGGTAGCGGGCGATCGCGCAGCAGCTTTGGGTGAGAACCTGCGGAGGCGTGGCGACCGGCGTGACGTAGCGCTTGCGCAGAAAGCTATCGATCATGCCCGAAGCGTCACCGATCGCAGTCGTGACAGCGGCCGTATTGACCGCATCCATGGGCTGACCGGCCGGGGTAGAGATCTCGATGATCTCCTGCTCCCCATAACGGCTCACCAGATCGTCGGGCGTTGCATAGGGCATGATCGCGCGTTCCCTGGCTCAGCCGATCTCGATAACCGTCAGCTTGCTCTCATTGCGCAGCTGGGCGATCTGGTTCGGCGAGAAACGATCCGCGTCATGGACCGCGAAAGCAGGATGGGCGATCCCGGCGCGACGAAAACCGGGTTCCTGACACGTGATGATCAGGCTCCCTGGATGCACGACGCGCTTGTGGTCATTCGGGAGCAGGATATGGGCCTCGATGCGCTGCTCGTGAGCTTTCTGCTGCGCGCCCCGATGCGTTTCATGGAGCTTATCGCGATGCAGCGAAAGCGTGTGCCCCTCCGCCCCGATCTCGAGATCAGGGGAACGTGGGAAATGACGCTGGATTTCACCAGCGGCATCACTACCGATGGTCACGCCTTCCTGCACGCCACCCATGTCAGCACCATGAGCAGGTCCGGCCGCGCCTCCTCCGCCCTGGATCGTATCTTCCAGAGCAGCGGCTTTGTCCTGTGTGCCCGACTGGGCGCGATTGGGTGTCTTGGCCATGGGATTATCCGTTCAGCTGGGAGAGACGTTCGGCGACCATGAGTTCGGCTGCGCCGATCCAAGGGTTCGTGCCAGTCGCAAAGCCGTTGCCCGCCGAGAGGGGGGCCAGCTGTGCCTTGAGTAGCGTGCGCCCGGCCGCCTCGAGATTGCTCGGCACCATGAGCAGGTCCGGCACGATCCCGTAGGGCGTGCCGTCTGCTCGGCAGAGCGAGGCCATGGCGGCGCGTGCATCGCCGAAGCTCTCGATTGTCAGAGGGCGCGTCGAGCGATAGGCGAACTGCCAGAACCCCACACCGGCAGCGCAACGCCCATCCACGCCCCACTGGAATTCGCGGTTCTCGAACACATTGTCCGAATCCAGCTTCGTGCGTGCCGTCACCGCGAAGGGGCGACGCGTCTGGAAGATGATTGGCTTGATGGCGCGCGTCGTGCAGAGGAGGTACCAGGCAGCACCGCCCGTCTCGCCCTGCTGAGGCACGCCAATGTTGGAGTAGGTGAAGGGCTGCCCCTTCGCATTCACCGCCTGATGATCGGTGTCGAAGAAATACTGCCCGTCGAGGCAGATCGTCTTGTTGCCGTTCTCCAGCGCCTGGAAGCAGAGCTGATCCGGCAGCTCGGCCGCGTCAATGCTCAACTGGTTGATGTAGGGCGTGAAAACGTCCCACTGATCGTCTTCGAGATCTTCGCGCTGGATGGCGAAGCTTTCCTCATAGGTCGCGTTGACGATCGTGTAGCGCTGGAACGACGAGAGCTGGTTGATCTCGCGTGGGCCGATCCACTTGCGCATGCCGGGCATTTCAGGAAGGCGCGGATAGAAGTTCTCTCCGGCCTTCGACGGCACCGTCATGGCAAAGCGCTGAAACCGGTTGGGAGCCGTGCCGATCGCCTTGTTGAAGGCAAGGTTCACGGTGGTTGTCAGCGCGTTGATATTCTGGGGGGTGATGTCCATGGCTTCCTGATCCTCAGATCGTCACGAAGGGCGTGCCGCGCTCATCGAAACCGGCGAGAACGCCGATCTTCAGACGCGTGGCGGCAACAGCCGGAGTATTGCCCGATGCGGGCGAAGAGCCGTCGCTCAGCGAGACCGTCTGATCGTCGATCGCGTAGACCGAAGCGCCGTAATTCGCCCAGGAGGGAGCCGCGTCGAATGGGAGACCCCAGGTGCCGCGCTCAACACGAACCGGCCCCGCACCATAATTATCGCCGACGATATTCTGGCTGGACAGGTTGTTTTGATACCGCGAGGAGATGCCTGGATTGCCTACCACCGTCACACCTGCTGGCGTGGCCATGCCTGCCGGGATGATCGTGCCGTCAGAGAGGAGCGATACGATCGAGCCGCGATAGACGACGAAACCGGCAGCGACCGGATTGGCGAATTCCGGGGCGCGCGGCCCCGCGAGGCGCACAAGGGCGCGATCGGCATTAAGCGCCATGACGTGCCCCCTCAGCTTTCTTCAGCTCGGCCACATCGATGCCAAAACCGGCCGCGAGGCTATCGAAGACCGCACCACCCGAGCTATCCGCTTGCGCGGAGTGCATCGTGACGCTGCCCTTGTTGAGATGGGAGCGCGGCCAGGAGGCGACCAGCTGCTTCGCCAGATCGGCATTGCTGCTATGAAGCGTGACGATGCTTTCCTGCATCTCCTTGGTGATGACGGCGCCCTCGGCTGCGGCCTTGTCGAGCATCTGCGTCGCCTGATCCTGCGAACGCTCCTTCTGGATCGTTTCCAGCTGCGCCTTGAGAGAGGCGACAGCGGCATTATCGCCGCCGATCTTGCCGGTCAGGGCGGCAATCAACGCGGCCTGATCCGTCGTGGCAGGCACGCCCACGACACCGGCGATGGTGGAGTGCAACGTGGTGCGCGAGCCCGCTGCCCTGAGGGCGGCGCGCAGTTCATCGTCCGTAGCGTCAGGGGCGAGCCCCAGAAGCGCGCGGATCTCTTCGGGGTCCATGCTCGTCTCCGATGTCTGTGAGCTGTGCAGTGTGGTGAGGGTGAAATTGGGCGTGTTGGTGAGCGCCACGCGCAGGATGCGCTGGACACGGCCCGAGGGAGCGCTGTCGATCACGGGCGAGACGCCGCGATATTCGAGCTCGGTCATCATGTGGCGACCGGCTTTATTAAAGCTTGGCTTGGCCCAGATGCCGTCCGCGCGCGCTTCCATGGCGGTGATCCAGCCAACTGCCGGAGCATGTTCGCCCCGCGCGCCCTTGAGATCAGTGGAGTGGTTCACGTCGATCGCGATCTTGCCACGCGCCATGGAAGCCTGGATCACGGCCTGGGCGTCCTCGAGCACGAACGGACCGACACCGTTGCGACCGGTAAAGCGCCCGGCAGGCAGGACGTGCATCCACTCAGGCACCTTGCCCGGTGGAAGCGCGTTCAGCGCGGGTGTGATCTGGACAGGCTTTGTCATCCCGCACAAAATGCGGGGATCGGGCATCATCTTCACTGGTGAA